TGTCGTTGCCATTTATACTCCCATCAAAAGGAAAGGATGCGGATTCTCTCCTTTGAAGTTCTCGATTTTATTGACGGTGGTATCAATAGCATTGCCCAGCGTCCGCATTGCTGAAGCGCCATCTTTGACAAAGTCATTGTCGTCTGGTTCTTCCCAGCCGTAATTTGTGCTATTAGCCACCTATGCTCCTACTCGTAGTCTTGCCATTGTATCGCAGCACCTACACCGCTCCAAGCAAGTGTGGCGTTGACATCCTGCCATCTTTCCGGAACGAGACTGTAAGCCGCTTCGGTTGAAATTATTGTCAGGGATGCCTGTTCCCGGTTGATAACAAGGTTCCAACCTTCGACGAAGCCCTTGTAAGTGCCGTTGTAGATCGCCGAGGGCAGCCCTTGAATTTCGATTGGCTTACCCATATAAATCTCAATAAGCGTATTGCGTTGAGCTGTGCTCAAAGCCGACACATCGAGTTGAACGGTGAATTGCGAAAGGCTGGTTCGAGGAATTGAGCGGAGAGCTAAATAGCGGTCTAGTTGATTCTGAGCCTGACTACTTTGTTCCAATTCGGTGATGATGTCCATTCCCCGAATTCCGTAATTTGATATGGATGTTGCATTGGTTCCGGTGACAGTCGCGTTGGCTTTATATTCAAGCTCGATGTCATTGGCAATATCTGTGAAGGTTTTGTTGGATGTTACTCCGCCTGTCAGGATTGATCCGCTAGGGATTTGGAAATAACCGTTATCGTCGGCTTCGTTGGTTCTGCGAGATTCATTGGCAAAACCGACTTCTCCATCGGTTGTTTCATAGATATATCCGAGAGCCATTGTTGCGTAATAAGAAGCTAGTGAGTAACAGTCTTGGGCTGTGTGGTTAATGCTGGTGAACTCATAAATCCCCGGAGTATCTATTGTGTCCACCGTCACTCCAGCGGCAGTAAATATGCGATCCATTCGGTCATCGTCATATTCTTTAGGCCAGCTTCCGCCAGTAATTGCTCGAGCCATTTTTGCAAAAGGTCCAAGAGCACTGATCCGGTGAATGGAAACTTTGGCTTGGCTGGATGAAAACGCGGTTAAGTTGGTGATGTCGCTGATAGTGCCTGTGAATACAGTCTTATCGATCCCGGATGAATTTTGCACTTTGATAACGACTGTATCGTTGAGGTTGAAGGTTTCAACGACGTCATCGAGGTTAATTAGCTCGACGGTAGCGAAGGCGGTTCGAGATTGCTCCCATACGTTAGAACGCCCATAGTTGATTGAGACGCCATTAAGGGCTTTGCCTGTGTAATTGTTACCAGCGATGGTAACTGTGGGCTCCGGACTCCAACTCATTACTCAACCCTAGGCGAAAATCTCGAAACTCCAAGGTCTGTGAAAGTTCCCGATTGAGCTGCTTCGCTATTAAGAATGTTGGCGATTTGACGAGCTGTGGATGCAGGATCGATTGCACCATTGACGGTAATGTTGATATTGCCGCGCTCATCGCCTCGGCGGACAGCTGATGGATCAAAGGTGCCGGGAGCCATATTTTTTATAAAGTTTTCTTGGGCAACTTGTTCAATCAATGTCGGAGCTGGCTTTATTGTTGATGTTCCAGCCGCACTTGATGAACCAGTGAATGATTTAACACCTGCGACACTTATGGCTGATGAAGAAATGGTGGGTGTGCTTCCAGCGACATTGCCGCCTAAAGGCCGATTTGCTAATCCTGCTCCGCTTGTGACTCCAAGACCTGAAACGTCGGTCTCGTATTTATTAGCCAAAGCGTTTGCAGCAGATAAAACACCAGCTGCCAAAGCAGCCGCACCTACGCCGAGTAAAGGATTTGCCGCGAAAGCCATTGCTACACCTGCGACGATAGCCGAAGACTTCAATGCGTTGTATGCCAAAATCAAAGATTTAATTAATGCAATTGTGGCTGTAATTCCGGCTGCAATCTTAGATACGACAAAAACCGTTGCTGTTACAGCGGCGGCAGTTATGATTACTTCATTATATTGAATAAATGTATCAATGACATTTCTCACCTTTTTACCGAAAGCTTCAGATTCTTTTTGAGCAACACTAAATGAATAACTAAGTGATTTGTCCCCAATTAAGCCTGCAATAAAAGCATTTAATTTTGGGACACCTTCGTTAAGTAGCCAATCGCCTAAACGTTCAAAAGCAGGCAACAAAGCAGCGCCTACTGCTTCTTTTGCTTCATCAAGTGCCACCTGAAGTCTTTGGAATTTAACTATGGCTTCCTCAGAACGCTTTTCACTGAAATCGCCAAAGGTGGTATTGAGTTGCTGGTAAATCGCATCGAAGTCTTTTGATTTAAGGGTTGCAGCATCAAGGCCGAGACCTAAACGACCTAACGAAGTGAAGTTTCCGTCATAGGCCTTACCTAAAGCAGTCGCAACAGCTTCGAGAGGTTTTCCAGTAGCAGCAGCTAAATCTAATGAAAGATTGAGAAGTTTAGTTGCCTGATCCACATTATTTGTCGAGCGGACTAATCTTTCAAAAGCCGGACGCAGTTCGTCATCGGTGATACCTGTGGCAATTGCGGTTTTAGTAATGTAGTCGCCCACGGCGCGAATTTGCTCATCTGTTGCGCTGGTGACTGCCCCAATGGTTTCAGCCAGTTTATTTGCTGCGGCTTCATCTTCGGCGGCGGCTTTAGCAAAAGCAATCGAAACGCCACCAATAGCGACGCCTAGAGCTGCAAAAGCTTTGACAGCCTTCTCGGAGATATTAGAAATCTGAGTGCCAAAGCCTTCGATTTCTTTCGAACCCTTATTAAGGCCATCAATTAAATTCTTTGTATCGGCAAGGAGTGAGAGTTTTAGCGTTCTATCGCCAGCCATTACTTACCCCATTCCTTAAGTATTTCATCAAATTTTGCTTCCCATTTGCGGATTAATTCAGGCTGAAGCTTACGAAGGGTCGGATAAATAAACCATCCTCGACTTCCGCGACCAAATCGACCTGAATAATTAGGAAACTGTTTGAGTCTGTTTGAACCGAATTCAAAGCCCGGCCATAGAGAACGGGTTGTGCCGCCACCCGAAAAACGCTGACGTGCAAAACCGTATGAAATTTGTCCGATTGTAGAACTCTTCGAAACTGATCCCCCATCGACAATTCGTCTGACGGCTTTTGATCCAGTTGTTCTAGCATATCCGGCTTTACGAATTTCTCCTTCAACAAATTTTGAAAGAACATAAGCTTCTTCAGTTGCGACTTTTTTTGCTTCAGCGTCCATTGCTCGGAAAGCCTTAAAAATGTTTGAAAGATCTTGTTTGTCATAATAAATGACCGTCTCATCTTTCATTATTTTGTCTCTCCAAAATCTCGACAGCTGTTTGAATGTCGTCAGCATCATCCCAGTATTGCATTGGAATACCTGTGCGAATGGCTAGTTCGACTAAGGCTCTCCTTACGCTCCCGGGCTGGTGGCTTTTGGGTCGCTTACACCTGCGGAAACGTCTGCAATCGTCTCCATCCAAATTTCAAAAGATTTAATTGGCTTTCCAGCCGATTCTCTTTTGTGCGCGTTGTAAGCCAAAAACATCAAGTCCCAAATTCCGATGGCTTCTTGAGCCTTTGCAATTGTGTTACCTGTTGCCTTCTCCCATTTAGCCCACTCAGGCGGTTGGGCGATGTAAGTCGCTTCTTCGCCTGAGTTGTATGTAATTGTGATTGGTAATTTCATTGCTCCCGATCTCCCTTTTAACTAAATGTTTCTGTTGGTGTTCCAACGACTGTTAGTGTCCAAGTATCGGTGAGTGCTCCTGGAGCTGCGCCACCTGCGCTTGGGAATACTGGCAGAACGTTGAACGCAAATACTGCGCCTGTTACAGCTGTGAATGATACAGCGAGTGTGGTGTTTGGATTTGCTTCAGCATCAGTCCACATTGCTTCGAATAGGGAGCCAGTAGCGCCCCAGTCTTGCAATAGTTCGACTGTGAAGGTCCATTGCTTATCGATGGACTTATAAGCGCGTCCGTCGAGTGTTTGGTATGTCTCAATTACGGTATCGCAAGAGAGAGTGGCTGACGTCACCTGAGCATCGTAAGTGAATGTGTCCAAGGTGAAGGTGACATCGCGGCCGGTAATAACTGTGGTTGGCATTGATTCTCCTTAAGAAGTTTGCTCGTAGCGGACGCTCAAGCGGATGTCAGAGACCAACAAGTTTGTTGATCCGACTTGAGTTACTGAAGGTCTATCGACCGTTGATAACTCATACTTGGAAGCTGATAAAGCCCCAAGAATACTAATAACTAGTTTTTCTAAATTATCTAAAGACCCAACATTTGAAAGATAAGCTACGCAGGCTGTGATTGTGTAATTTAGTTTTACTCTTACATTTGCTCGACCGATTGATTCCAATTCCATATAGGGAGAATCGGGAACTATG